CCGCGGCAGGTGCCGTGGCGGGGGTCTGGACCTTGGCGAGGATGTCCGCCTTGGACTTCGCGCCGCCGAGGTCGATGCCCTGGGCCTTGGCGTACGCCACGAGCTCCTTCTGGGTCATCTTCTCGACAGGCTTCGGGGCGTCGGCCTTCGGCTCGACGGCGACGATGAAGCCCTTCCGGAGGAGCCGCGCCACCTCAGCGTCGGACACACCCTCGGGGAGGAGCGTGCCGCGGCGCTGCAGGTGGACGCGGGTCCCGACGGTGACCGCCACAGCGGCCACCGTGACCTTGTGATTCATCACAGGCCGGTTCCGGAGATCGCCACACCGGCGAGGGCATTACGGACGACGGGCACGTCGGTCTTGCGGACCTGCACGGTGGTGCCGTCCCGCTTCTCGCGGTAGCGGGCGATCTCCACCGAGGTGCCGTCACCGATCTTGCGGGACACGTACTCCGGGGAGGGGATCGACTCGTGGCCGATGCCGCCCAGGTTCTTGGAGTCGAACACGATCGGCTCCCAGTTGTCCGGCAGGTCGGAGGAGGTGAGCCAGGTCAGACCCATGAAGTTCGGGAAGTTCCCGGACTCGGCAGGGTTGCGGGACTCACGCGGCAGCACGTCCAGCAGCGGCTCGGAGATCTCCGCCCACTGCATGTCCGTGAGGAGGACCGCGTCGGCGGTGTAGCCGAGACGCTGCCCCTTGACGGTGGCCTTCGCCTTCGCGACGTCACCGATGATCTGCCCACCGTCGGTCCATGCCCCACCGGACACGGTCTCGGTGATGGACGAGCCGACCAGCGACAGCGAAAGCGCCTCGAAGTCACCGATGAGACGGTTGGCGAGCAGGTCCAGGCCCCGTTCGATCGGGTCCATCTGCTGCCGGCCCACAGCCTCGTCAGCGACGAAGTTGCCGAAGCCCTGCTTCAGGGACTCGACGATCCGCAGCTGGTCCGGGGACAGCGCCAGCAGCGGGTACTCGGCACCCGGTGCGATGTCCTCGGCGGCCTCATCGGCCTCGATCCTCTCGTCGCCCCAGATCAGCAGGGCGCCGCCCTGCATGTTCCAGCGTCCCGAGAGGACCTTGTGGGAGATGAAGCCGCGAGCGGCGACGATCTCCGCGAACCGGCGAGCCAGCAGCGTCGGGGACTTCAGGAAGGCGAGCGCCTCGGCCGTGGTGGCGTCGGCGAACGCGTCAGGGTAGGTGTACATGTGAGCTCCTCAGCTTTCAGTTGCCGGAACCGCCGCCGGCCGGGGCCGCGGGGAAGACGGGCAGGGAATCGGCCACCTCGACGAGGTCACCGGAGGCGCCACCGGTGATGGCGATGCCAATCGGGGCGGAGTCGCCAGCGGTGACACGGCCGTTGGAGGCGGTCTCCACGACGTCACCGGCGTCGATGCGGCCAGCGGCCTCGAGCCGCTGGATGCCGCCAGGCAGGTACACGGTGACGTTCTTCCCCGCAGCGGCGGAGAAGCCAGCGACACCGATGTAGCTGGTCGAGCCAGCGCCGGCGGGACCGACCTCACGGTCACCGGTCAGCTCGACAGCCTGACCGCCCTCGACGTCGTCAGAGACGGCGAACGTGACGGCGCGGCCGGGGATGAACTTGGGCAGGTAGTCCTTCATCTCAGGCCTCCTTTCCGTAGAACTTGGCGTAGAGGGCCTCGTCGGACTCCAGCACGTCTCCGGCGTGGCCCTGCTCCGCCAGGGGGATGGTCCCGGCCGCGAGGGTGTCGAGGACGGCGGTGGCGCCCTCCTCATCCGCGGCCAGCTGCGCGAGCCAGTGCTCACGACGGGCAGGGGCGATACGCCCCTCGTAGATCGCAGCCTCAACCCGTGCGGCGCGACGCTCAGCGGCGCGCTCCTCACGGATCGCCTGCACCTCCGCCGCGGCGGCCCGCAGCTCAGCCAGGACGCTGGACTCGATCATGGTCACGCCCTCCGGCAGCACGGCTGCCTCAGGCTTCGGGGTGGTGGCCTGCTCCACGAGCGTGTCCACGGCCGCCAGGACGGCGTCCTCGGTCACATCGGCATCGGACATCCCGAGCCGATCACGGAGCCCAGCCAGAAGGGTGTCGCTCATCGCGGTCTCCTCATGTGGGGGTTCACCCGGCTCGGACGAGACGGGAGTCTTGGGGGCTGCCACAGCCACGGGCAGCATCGGGGCGGGCGCATCAGCGCGGCCCGCATGCGCGAACACGGTCAGGAGAGGCGCGAACTGCGCCTTCGCCTCCGTACCGTCGGTCTCATCATCGGTGGCGTCGGCCAGGCCAGCCTCCACGGCCTCCTTCGCCGAGTACCAGGTCTCCGCACGCATCACCTCACGCCACGCGGCAGCGTCACCGCCGGCCTTCGCGGCGTAGCAGTCGGCGTAGGAGTCGGAGATCTTGTCCAGCAGCTCCGCGGTGGTGCGCAGCTCGGCAGCATCGCCCCACGCGTAGGTGGAGGCGTCGTGGATCATCAGTTCCGACCCGCGCGCCATTGTCAGCGTGTCACCGGCGATCGCGATCAGCGACGCAGCCGACGCGGCCAGACCGTCCACGTGTGTGTGCACCGTCGCCTTGTGGCGGCGGAGCGCGTTGTAGATCGCGACCCCGTCGAACGCGTCGCCGCCGGGGGAGTTCAGGTACACGTCGATGCGGTCGACGTCGTCGAGTGCGTGGAGGTCACGCACCAGCTGTGCCGCGTCGACGCCCCACCAGCCGCCGATGGTGTCGTAGATGTGGAGCGTCGCGGTCCGGGACGACGCCTCAGCAGTGATGCGGTACCACTCGACCGCCTCACCCCCAGGTGCGCCGCGACGCATCAGGATCTTGTTCATGCACCCTCCTCAGGGCTTGTCCGCCTGGTGGCGGAATCAGCGACGGGCAGGCTGTAGCGCTGCCGCACGTAGGTTTCGAGGTCGTCGTCCGGCACGATCACGCCAGCGTCGACGAGGAGCTTGATTGCCTCCGCCGTCGGATCAGACTTCGAGCCGATCTCGTCGAACACCAGCCGCGGCGACGGTTCGTCGTCGCCCCAGTTCAGGGCGACGAGGTCGTCAATGATGTGCTGCTGAGCGACGTCGGCGAGGTGGAGCGCCACGGTCTGCAGCGACGACGAGAAGAAATCGGCGAACGTTGAGCCGAGTGCCCAGGAGCCGGTCTCGGTGCCGAGGTTGAGGAAGTGGGCGAGGACCGCACGCGCCATCTGCTCGTCGTGGTAGCGGACGGGCTTGTCCGTCTCCGGCAGGTCACCCTGGACGCCCTGCAGTGTGAGCTTCGCGCCGTTCGGGATGGACGCGCCGGCGGTCTCACCAGACCGGAAACCGGTCGCGACCTCGAGGCCGTTGGTGTTCTCCTGCTCGATCCACGCGTCCCGGTACGCGGCATCGGCACCGTCGGGGACGGGCGCGCCTTCGTAGACGGGCACACCGAGACCGTTCCGGTCGATCGTGAGCGCCTGCGCCCGCAAGATGCGGTCCTTCAGCAGCCAGTTCTTGTAGGCGGGCCGCAGCAGCGACTCACCAATCCAGTTCCCGCCCTCACGGCCGTTCACATAGACGACGAGACGGTTCACGCGCAGCGGCTGGGGGGTGTCCTTCTGCCGGATCCACTCCAGGCCGCCGTCGCGGGCGACCTTCCACTCGTCGATGGTGCGCGGCGGCCGGAAAGCAAGCTTGTGGAGCCGCGCCTGCCCCGCGACGATGCGGTACACCTGCTCAAACACTGAGTGGCCGTACACCAGCTCAAGCTGCGCGAGACGCAGATGCTCATCCCACGACACCTTGTTCCGGCGACGAGCAGCCACCGCCTCCGTCTTCACACCACGGACAGGCAGACCGAGGTCCTCAGCGACCAGGCTGGTGACCGCAGGCCGGCAGCCTGCGCCGTCGAGGGCCCAGTTCGTGCGGAGCACCGGCAGCGTCACCGCCTTCAGCACCGACGTGACCTGAGACTCCTCACGACGCATCCGATCCCACACATCCAGCGAGTACGGCCACCGCAGATCAGGGTTCGCCTCGTCCTGCGCGTCCTGCAGCGCACCCCACGACGTCAGATCCGACACGGCGTAGCCGCGCTCACGCTGAGGCGGACGTGCAGCGGCACGGACCCCCAGCCGGCGCAGAGCCGAATCGATGATCCCCACAGGACCACCCCCTCTCAAAAAGCGACCGTCGCAGCGTTCACGCCGTCGGCGTGAACACTCCGGTCACGGGCAACAGCCACCTTCGGCAGCGGCGGCGGGTCAAACGGCTTGATCTCGGGCTGGTGACCCAGCAGCCACAAAGCAGCAACCGCGGCGAGCAGCGGGGCAGCATCCACGGGCGAGCCACGCAGGTCGATGACGTCCACGCCGCCGAGGTTCCTGGTGGCGGCGAGCATCGCGGCCGCGTCCAGCGCCGGCTGCGGGTTGTGCGCCAACGTCCCGGTCACAACCGCCTGGAAAAAATCCTGGTGCGCGTTGAGGAGATCCTGCCCCTGCCAATCCACGACAGGCAGGGTGAAATCTGAGGATGACTTCAGGTCTTCGAGGAGCGCCGTCGTCGGGCCGCCCTTCGACTGCCCTGTCACGCACGTCACACGAGCCCGCACCTCGGGCTGCAGCAGGAACGCCTCCACCCAGTGAGTGCCCACACGCGACGCGCGAAGCTCCACCTGCGGGCGCCCGTCCGCGCGATGGCCGGCCACGACCACATGGGCGCGGGTCTGGTCCTGAGACACAGCCACCGACGCCACCAGCGGACCAACCAACCAATCGGATTCGGCCAGCGTCGGCCCGTCCGGCCCCTCGATCACCTCGTTGAGGCCGGCGTCCCACTTCCCAGGCGGGTAGGGAGACTCGATCGCACCCTCAGGCCACTGACACAGCACCTCAGTGCGGAAAACCCACTCCGGGTCCGTCTGGCACGCGCCCCGGATGGTCCGTTCCTCGATCAGCCACCCCAGCGACGGGTTAGCCTCAGCCCAACCGTCTCGGTCAGTCTTGGCGCGGTCCGGCCGCGCCGACCACTCAGCGATGAACAGCGTGTCATCGTCGTCGCCGTCGGTGACGCCGTCGAGTTCTTCCTGGTCCTGCTCGAGCTGGAACTTCTCCAGCGCCGACAGCTCCCCGATACCGTCCGGATCACCGAGCGCCAGGTGCGCGATACGGCGCAGGTGCTTCAGGACGGCCGACAGGATGTCGCCGGCGTTCGACAGGGCGAGGATCAGCGCATGCGGGCGGGCCATCGTGGACTTCGTCACAGCGCCCCACGCCAGCCAGTTCTTCTGCTCGCGGAGCTCGTCGAACAGGATCAGGTCACCGGAGAAGCCACGGCCTGCGCCACGCGTTGCCGCCTTCACCTTCCAGCGGCGCCGCTTCTTCAGCTGCAGCGCCCGCTTACCGTTGATCGCGACGACCTTCGTGACCTGCTCAGCCAGCCAGGGACGCAGCGGCGACTCGTCGTCACCGTCGTCGTCCTCCTCAGTCGCCGTCACCAGCTCAGTCGCCAGATCGAGAATCTCCTCGGCCGTGTCGAGGTCCTGAGCCACACCCAGCACCGTCTTCCACTGCATCACGTACAGCGCGAACAGCCCGAGCACCAGGGAGATGGTGGATTTGCCGTTCTGGCGGGCCACCAGCAGCAGCACCGTCTTGAACCGGAACCGGCCGTCGCCGCGGAGCTCGAGCGCGTGGATGAAGAACCACTCCTGCCACGGCAACAGCGGCATCTGCAGAAAGTCCCGGGCGAAGTCGATCACGTCGTAGCCCAGCGTCCACGCCTCGGTCTCCTCGGAGCGAGGCTCCAGCGGGCGGAGCGGGGGAGTGAAGATCCTCGGCTCACGGTTCCCGTACAGGACGCCGGCCTTCGGCTCCATCAGGCCCCCGCCATGCGCTTACGCACACGCTCCGTCATGTCGGTGACCGTCCCACCGCCCTCGGGCGTGGACTCCTTCGCTTCAGGCTCCGCAGCCGCCTTCGACGCGGCCACAGGCGCGGCCTTCACCTCAGGCACCGTCAGCCCCAACAGCTTCATGTAGTTCAGGAACGACGGCAGTGAGGTGTTGTCGTTGGCGGGGACCGCCGGACGCTTCGCCTCAGTCTCGGCCTGATCCTCCAGCGCCCACTGCACGATCACATCCCAGGCGTCGATCTTCGCAGCCAGAGCCCGCGCAGCAGCCACAGTCGCGGCGTGCTTCGGCTCCAGGTGCGTCGCCGCTGCCAGGGACTCGTCCAGCGCTTCCAGCACCGTCAGCTTCGCGAAGTCAGGCATCAGCACCCACCTCCGTGACAGATCGAAACTCGGCCTCACCGAGGGCCCGAATCAGGGGGT